TCCAACTTCCAGCTTTTACACCGTCAATTAAGTTTACGCTATCAGTTCCTGCTGCTAGACATTCTGTTACTGTTTGTGCCATATTATTCTCCTTTTAAAGTTTGTATTTCGGCTTTTAATTCATCTACTTGCGTAGACAGTTCTTGGACTGCTTTAACCATAACAGACATAAGTGCTGCTGGTGCAACTCTTTGTCTACCATCTGTTTCATTTTCTTGCCACATTTCAAAGCCTTCTTTTAAATTATGATTATCAATCACTTCTTTAACTTCTTGAGCTATAAAACCATGATTATATTTACCATTCATGGTTCTTTCTTCAGAGCCTTCTTTATAGCAATCAAAATGAGAAGGTATATCTTTTTCTTTTTTCCAAAGGAAAGTAACAGGTCTTAAATCGTTTATAAAATCTAAACCTACTTCTTCGTCTTGTATATCTTCTTTTAATCTAATATCTGAAGGAGCTGTTATTGAAGTAGCACCAAAAGCTATATTACTGTCTGTACTTTGATTACCAAATGTGAAATTATTATCTCCAACACAAGTTGCAACTTCACCCATAGCTATTTGATTAGAACCAGCATTACTTGAAGCTCTAGCTGTGTTACCTATTAATATATGAGCATTACCAGTAGTTGTTGTATCTCCTGAATCTACGCCTATACAAACATTATGAACTCCTGTAGTTATAGCTTTTCCTGCCTCATCACCCACTACAGTATTAGTACTACCTGTAGTAATACTATAACCTGCCTTTATTCCTAATGCAGTATTATTAGAACCTGAAGTAATATTATACCCTGCTTCCTGTCCAATTCCTGTGTTACCATCGCCAGAAGTATTGTTATGTAAGGTAAAATAACCCATTCCAACAAGACTATTTCCACCAGTATTATTTGATAGACAGTTTGAACCAACACCTGTATTACCATGATTGGCATTAGAAGACATACAACCTTGACCAACAGCAGTATTTTGAAAATGTGCAGTTGCAGCACCTAAAGTACCAAAACCAACAGCAACGTTCCATTTACCATTACTGCCAGTAAGTGCATCACCTGCATTTGCTCCAACACAAACATTCCCACCGCCTTCTGTTATTGCAGCACCAGCATTATCACCAACTACTGTATTTTCTGTACCTGTTGTACAAGCAGCTAAAGAGTTATGACCTACAGCAACATTTAAAAGACCTGTGGTGTTTGCTAACATGGATTGTTGACCAACTGCGACATTTAGATAGCCAGTTGTGTTTGCTTTCATTGCTTCCCAACCAACAGCAGTATTATTATACCCTGTGGTAGTGTTTTCCATAGCTGAAAGTCCTACTGCTGTGTTTTGAGAACCTGTAGTAGTTCTTAACATAGCAAAAGCACCTACTGCTGTATCGCCTGAAGCTGTAGTAGGAGTCATCATGGCACCTGAACCTAAAGCTGTATTGCCATCTGCTGTTGTATTTGCTGTTAATGCTTGATACCCGAGTGCGGTATTGTTATCGCCTGTTGTATTCGCATCTAAAGTTATAGCACCTACAGCAACATTTTGAGTACCTGTAGTGTTTGCATATAAAGCAGCTTGACCAACTGCTGTATTATAAGAAGCTGTGGTACTGTTTTGTAAAGAACCTAAACCAAGTGCTGTGTTATATTCACCTGTAGTGTTTAATTTTAAAGCACTATTACCAACTGCTGTATTTTCATCACCTGTAGTATTTGTTGTTAAAGCATTGTAACCAACTGCTGTATTATAATTTCCTGTTGTATTAGCATCTAAAGCTAAAGCACCAACTGCTACATGTTCTGTACCTGTAGTGTTTGCTCCTAAAGCATTTTCACCTACTGCTGTGTTTAAACTAGCTGTGGTGTTTGCATCTAAAGCTCCATAACCTACGGCAGTATTTGCACCACCTGTAGTGTTTAATTCTAAAGCTGCTCTACCAATAGCTGTATTATTAGCTCCTGTAGTATTGTTAGCTAAAGCACTTACACCTAAAGCAGTATTGTCTGAACCAGTTGTATTATCAAATAAAGTATTCATACCAATAGATGTATTCTGAGCACCTGTGGTGTTTGCTGATAAAGAAAAAGCACCTAATGCTGTGTTGTTATCTGCTGTTGTAGTTGCATCACCTGCAAAATTACCAATAAAACAATTATCTTCACCAGTGCTTATAGATGTACCTGCTTTGTAACCAACGGCTGTATTACCTGTAGCAGTTGCAAGTTTTAAAGCTTCAAAACCTATCGCTACTGTTTCAGCACCTCCTGTTGTCATTGTAGTTGCTGCATTATATCCAACTGCTGTTAAACCAAGACCCGTTGTGTTTGCTGCTAAAGCAGTTGCTCCAACAGCTGCGTTTGAATGACCTGTAGTATTAGCACTTAAAGCAGATGTTCCAACGGCTGTGTTGTTTGAAGCAGTCGTATTAGCATCTAGTGCCTGACCACCAACAGCGACATTTGAACCACCTGTTGTATTTGCTGTAAGTGCGTTTCTACCTATAGCTGTATTAAAACCCCCCGTAGTATCAACCTTTAATGCTCCACTTCCAACGGCTACATTGTAACCACCAGATGTTAGAGCTGCAAATACACTATCTCCTAAACCTGTATTTTCAGAAGCACTTGATAAAGTACCTGTACTTGCATTTTGACTAATTAAAATACTGTCAGTAAAGTTTGTAATACCAGAAGATATACCTACGCCATTGATTGTGCTTGAACCTGTAATAGCTCCGTCTACTTGTAGTGTAGAAGCCATATCTACAGCTCCATCAATATCTACTACGTCTAGGTTGGTAGTTCCGTCTACGTCTATATCTCCTGAGATGTCTAGGGAGGTAGCTGTTAAAGCACCAACATTTATACTAGCAAAAGCGTCAACGACTGCTGCTCCGCTTCCTGCTCCATCTGAGTAAACTACTTTTACGTCTCCTGGTGGGATAGTAATATTAGCTCCTGAACCTTGCGAAATAATAATATTTTGTGAACCAGAGGTAGCGTTTTCAATAAACCACATCTTGCTTATGGTGTTAGGTCCAATAGTAATGGTACAGGCTGAGTCTAGTGTTCCTGTATATTTAAGGTACATTGACCTTCCAGGGTCGGTTGCTCCGTCAGCTATAGTTGTTGTATGCGTATCAGCATTAGTTGTTATAGCTTCTGTGCCATAACTAAAAGCTTCAGCAATTAATTCTAAGTTTGTGTTTGTAACTTCGCCCCATGTACCACTAGCATCACCAGTAGCCATCTCGTTAAGTCTTAGGTCATTTACGTATGTACTTGCCATTTTTATTCTCCGTTTTGATTATACCTTATTTTTTATGTAATTGTTAAGCAACTTCTTTCCAATTTGGTGTTTGAGAATCACTTACCCCAGTATAATTTGGTGTTTGTGTTTTATTAACATCACTATAGTTCGGCGTTTGACTATCAGGAACAAGACCCCAAACATTTACTCTTGCAGCAGTTCCTGTGGCAAAAACACCTTCAACAACTATTAAGTTTTCGGCTGCGATAACAACTGTTCCTAATGCTGACGTTGCTGTATTTCCTGTAACATCAATATTATTATCTGATGTAATAGTTATCGTTCCTAGTGCTGATGTTGCTGCATTTCCTGTTACAAGTACAGTAGCTCCTGCTGTAACTGATTCGTCTCCGAGTCCACTTGTTGACGCAGAACCAGAAACTCCAGTAACTGCCGCACCTGCTGTAATGGCGTTACCTAGTGCGGAAGTACCTACGTTGCCTGAAGTAGAAATGTTTGCTTCGGCAATAACTGTTTCACTACCTAATGCAGATGTTCCTGCATTGCCTGTTACTGCTAGGGTAGCTGTAGCAATAACTGTTTCACTTCCTAATGCGGAAGTGCCTGCAACTCCTGTGACGGAAATAACGGCGGTAGCTACGATTGTTTCACTTCCTAATGCGGAAGTTCCAGCAACCCCTGTAACTACTGCGGGTATCGGTTCACCAAAGGTCAGTTGACCCCAAGTGCCTCTACCCCAACCCGTTAGATTAGCCATAGGCTACTAAGCTATTCTTATAATAGCGTTTGAAGCGTCTGCTGCAGGAAATTGAATAGTAAAATCACCGTTAGTCGATGTTTTATCTCCTCCGAATGCTAAAATACAAACAGCAGGGTCTCCTGAAGCAGTATCATTAAAAATCATTGCTCCGTTTGCAGTAATAGTTGCTGAACTAAAAGTTAAATCAGCAAAATCAGTAAAAGCAGTAGTTCCTGATGTTGTAGGGTCTACTCTAGTTAGTGAAGCTCCTTTTGCAGTATAACCTGTCCCACTTACTTCATTACTTGTTGTATACGCAGTAGTTGCTGCCCCTAAACTAGCCGAACTAGTGTAAAGAGCTAGTTTAAAATCATTACCGCCCGAGTTTTTAAAATTATGTACAGCTTCCATGAGTTCTTTTTTGAAAGAGGTACACATTGCTTGTGATATTGCCATTACAGCCTCCTTATTATTTCAGCCATATCTTTATGACCTTGTTTTTCTAATAAACCTGCTACTGTAGCTCTATCGCTACTAATAGCCTGTTTTATATATAACAAAACAACTGCATGTATGTGTTCTTTAAATGCTTCCGCCTGTGCTTTTACCATAGGGTCTGCATTATCACTAACAGCAATTAGCCGTTCCATTATTCTTTCTGCCCAGTATTCTGGACTTAAACCTTTATTGTTTGTAGTTTGAACAGTTACCTGTCCCATTGTTGTTTCTGTGTCTACACTAAACATTTGTTGTTCCCTGCGGCATTATTTTTATTTGGTCGTTTCTAGCTTCGTCTCTAACGTCTTTATACTCACCTAATAATTTTAACATGGCTAATGCTTCTTGGTATTTTTGTTCGTACAATGATATTGTATTTGGGTCAGCTTTCATAAAAACAGCACCTTCTACTAAAGAACCGTACAACATAGCATTAGGAGCATTATCAGATAACCAAGTTTGATTATCATTTCCAACGGTGGTTAAAGAATTTGGTCTATAGTTATAATGTAGCTCTACTGAATAGTTCGCATCAGGAGTCGGAGCTATAATAAAAGTATCATCATCGAACTGAGCATAGTAAAGGGGTTCGCCTGTTGTTGCTGCTGCGGGGGTGTAATCTCTAATCCACGAAACATGTTTCAATAATAAATAACTATAATTACTATTGCCGTCAATTAAAGCTAAACTAAAAGGAGACAAAAAGTCTGTAGGTTTTGAAAGATAAGTGTTTCCTGAAGTTACTGTTCCGTTAACATTTTTACGAAAAACAGGCAGTTCTACCGACTTTAAAATACGTTCTTCTGTTGTCTGTATAAAAGTATCTAAGGTGTTTACAAACGTAGTTTCAGTATTATCTAAATAATTCTGTATCGCTGTTTTTAGTCCGCTATATGTAAATCCTGCCATTATCCTATACTCACTGTTACGCTTCCTAACCCACTAGTTGCTCCTAGTCCATCAAAAGCTGTTCCTACAGGGTCAGATTTAAAAGTCATACCACTCCCTGCGTTTGTAGTGATTATAACTCCTAATTGACTTTGAGGTAAAGAAACGTCAGGACGAGGTTTCCAAAGAGATTCTGCATCCGCTGAAATACTGGGCGGGTCTAATTGAGGATGTTTTGGTTCATAGCACTCATGACACGTTTTAAAATTTTCCCAATTACCTTTTGCAGATTTATAGGGATATCTAAAGCCGCAAGTATCGCATATAAAATAAGCGTATTTACCTGAGGCGTATGCCATTAGATATACTCATGTTTAGGAACAAGTCTTAACGGTGAACGGTCTTCGTCATATCTTAAAGCGTTTGCTAAATCTTGTTCGTATTGTTCTTTCATTATAGCAAGTTTTTGAACATTCTTTTTTAAACAAATATAATAAGCTAAGCCTGAAACTACACAAGGCATAAATCTACTAGGTATGTCTATATCATTAACTTGTGCCGTATTATCTTCAATTCTACGCCAAACATAGTAAACGAGTTTGTCGGTTGAATTCTCGGGCGTTGGGTATAAATGAATAACGGGTGTTTTTAACCTTTCTAACCAGTATTCTGTTGCTCTTGCTTGTGTTGTTTTATTAGGAATACCTATATATTCGTTTCTATCCACCCTATCCAAAGTGTAGTCTGTAACAGTGTTGTTTTCTGTTCTTTCTATATAAGCGTCTAGAATATCTATATCAAAGCTATTAAGGGTGTACTCGTTAGTTCCTTGGGTTAGGGTAAGTTCTGCTTTAGAAACTTCCCACATTTGAATACCTCTGTTTGACCAATCGGCAAACATTATATTTAAAGAACGTCTTGCAGTTACTGCGTCATAAGACGTACGAGCTTCCAATCCTGCAAGTTCGTACGCTTCTTCGATTGCGGTCGCTACATCTAAACTAAATGCACGAGTTCCTGAGGTTGCCATATTAGTTGTAGTATGCTACAAAAAAGTCGCAATTAGCTAATACGACATAGGCTCCTGTATTGAACTTAACTCCATCATTAGGTAGATAGTGGTCAAAAGATTCATTTGCTGCTGAACCAAATTTAAACTCTATTAACAGTTTAGTTCCACTAGCACTAGTTCCATCGTAGATTTTTATAGAACCGTCTGCGGCACTTGCTTGTGCTTGAACAGATTGAATTCTTATTGGACCTAAGTTGGTTGCAGTACCTGCACCAGTGCCTATGAACCCTTGTAGTTGCCCTGTGGCTGTTAAAGCCTTAGTTGCTTTTACATCGGATGAACTCATATTAAGCTCCTATTAAGCGTCAGCGAATGGAGTAACTAAAGTTCCTGAACCTAAAATAATACCTTCTACAGCATATTTAGCAGTAGCCATTGCTGTACATTTAACAATACTACCTGCTAATCCACCTTTAGTTGACCCGTTCATTGTGATAACATCGTTAGATGCACCTGAAATAAATGTTTTACCTGTTGCATTAGTAACACCAGTATATAACCCACCCACAAATTTATCAGTTCCATCCGTTAAGATGTCCATATCTGTTGCTGCTGTAACTACTATAAAAGTAAATGTAGCACCTAAGTTATTTGTTTGATTTGGGTCGTCGTTACTTCCTGGGGCAGTTGCTACGATTGAAGGTAAAGTAAACTTACCGTCTGCGTCATTACATACAAGAACTTTACCTGCATGGTCTGCTACTGTGATACTTGTGTCTGCAGTTAAACTAACGACGTTAGCATTACCTGCTGCGATGAATCCTGCTAATGATTTTACAGGACCTGAAAATGTTGATTTTGCCATATTAAGTCTCCTTAATAAACTCTATCGTCTTGGCTTGTCTGCTAGGTCAGTCGATAGATTATTATATTAATCCTAGAACTCTTGTCATGATACATCATTAAAATCAAAAAAGAAAGGGAGCCGAAGCTCCCTTAATTTTTTCACGAAAGTGAACTATGCTCCAGGTGAACCGAAGATACCTCTCCAGTCACTCCAACCAAAGCTGTAACGTTCTCTAGCTTTGTATCTTACATTACCAGTTTCGAAGTCGCCTTCCATACTAGTTGATACAGGAGTTCTAACGAAATGTTTTAATCCGTTAGGCACGTCAGTTTTGATAAAGAAAGCATCAGTATCTGTTAGATAATGGTTTACAACATAACCTTCAGAAATCATTCCCATGTTTCTGATTGCATTGATGTCATTATCTGAGGTACTAACTCTTCCAGGAGTTTCCATTAATCTATCAGCCACAAACTGTAAAGCAGGTGGAATGATTAATTTCTTAGCCTGTGCATTAACTTTAAGATTTCTTTCATCTTTGAAGTCAGCGATGTCAATCAACGCTTGTTCAAGAGAAGTCTCATTTAAGTCAGCCGCAGTAGCAAGTTCGTTTCTTAAGTCAACATTAGCAACAGTAGGGTGGTCTGTAGCACAAAGCTCTTTCCCATCTCCACCAACATATGAAGAACTAAACGCATTGTTTAATACGTTAGCTGCTTTCACTTGTTTAGTTGTTTGCATTGACCTAGCTAAAGCTCTTGTGTATCTTGAAGATAGTGTATCGTAGAGGTTATCTTCGATAGCTTCTTCTGTTAACGCAAACGCTAATGCTACGGTTTCGTGTGTGAAACGCGATGTCCAAGATTCTTGAGCTGTATCGTAAACGACTGCTGCTCCTTCTCCCTTAGTCGGTGCTTCACCAAACCCACTTAACATTACTTCTTCCTCGAACGCTCTTTCAGAACTCTCGGTGTCGAAGATGTCTTCGTGTTCGTTATTATATCTCTCATACTCTAATCCAAAGAGAGCATGGAGTCCTGGTACTAGTTCTTTGACTAGTTGGGCTCTATTAATTGCCATTATTTATTCTCCTT